ATTAAAAACTACTGATAAGAAAGACTCTAAAGACTGTGTAAGCCCTGTTAAGTTGTTTGCATCCGCTGCTTGTATAGCCTCTAAGGTGTTTCCTGATCTAGCTCCTGTTGGCATTCTACCAAGTGCTGCGTCATGTGCTCCTAAAATGTCTTCTATATAACTGTTTAATTCGTTAGTTACTGAATCGTATCCAGAAGGTAGTGGGTTCATCGTCATCTGTTGGAATGTTCTTCCTTTGTTTATTTCTAAAATCTCTCCCATTTCGTTTGATGTAACACCAGCTCCGTGTCCTTTTTCGGCAATAATTCTAAAGACTAGGGCCTGATTCATATACATTATCTTCTGAGAGATACCTCTATCTATGGCCTTGTTTAAAGGAATTGCGTCTGTTACCCAAGCTCTTTGATACACCTTTAAAGGATTCATTTCAATCTGGTAAAAGTAAATTGGGTATTCTGTATTCTTGGTGTCTTCTTCTATTAAAATCTCGCTTCCGCAATATGTGAATAACTTAGTGTTTCCACCCTCTTCGTTCTTCTCGTCATCCCATAAATGGAACTCTTTGACTGTAGCTGTCTGAATGGCTTTGTCATTCTCAGAGCCCATCTCTTTTTTCAAAATCTTAGCCTTCAGTCTAGATGTTGCTAACTCTTCGTCAGACTTAACATTCTTTCTTGCCTTCTCATTGTAGCGGTCGTCTGATTTAATCTCATCTAGAGACTTAACTAGAGTCTTAGCTACGAATCTTCCAACAAGTCTACCAGCATATAGGTAGGATCTTTTATCAAAGTAGATATCGAATGGGTCGTGGATTCTCACTCTAACCTCACCAATACCACCATCTGCATTCTCATCCCAGTCTACCTCTACACATCCTACTGAGTCTGATAATCCTGTGTTAATAACCCCACTAACCATTTGCTCTAGGTGTAACTTTCTATATATATAGTCCATTGTCTTACCTATTCTTCTGGCGTTCTTAACAGTGTCTGGATCTACGTCTCCTGGAACTACCTCACATTTAGGTTGGGTTCTTGTTACATAGTTCTGTATAGCTCTTTTGGTTGATCTTATCTTATTAATAACCATTCTAACCTCTCCTCTTTTTCTTGGTGGGTTAGATTCTAACGTTCCTGTAATTGTATTTAAAGCTAAGTAGTGGTCTCCTTCTTCAAACCTATTGTTCTGATACCACTCTAAATCGTATGGTTCTCTTGATTTCTTAACATCGTTTAACAGTCTCTCACAATAAGAGATTTTCTCCTCATCTTTCAACTTGTCCCATTTTACTCCTTGTATTTCAATCATCTTGTCTCCTTAGATTTCAAAATCTGTTCTATTCCAGCGTCTTCAATATCTAGATAGGGATCCTCTGGTAGCTTTGCGGAGCTTAGATCAGTCTCTTCAACTGCTTGTCTATACTCATGAATGCTTCCACTCATTATCTTTAGCTCTAGGGAATCTCTCTCTTTTCTATTCTGGATATCAGAATAAACTATAAATAAAAATTGTACTACGATTACCACAGAAAGTATTATGTCTATCATACTACTATTATACATTAAAAATACTCACCCATAAAAGGATCTGAGTAACCTCCCAAATCTATTTTCTTCTTGTTTAACATGTCTTGTAGATGACTTCCAGATGTTTGATATGGTTGCTCTGGCCTATCTGCTGAAAAGGCTATGTCCTCAACATCTGTTAAGGCGTCTATCATGTCGTCTCTTCTGCTTCTAGGAAAGTGTAATATCTGTTCCTCTAGTCCAAACATATCTCTTTTAATAAAGACTTTTCCCCTCTCAAACCTTGGTTGTAGAACTGATCTTATTCTAATCTCTTTTTTTACTTTTGGTCTAGAAGTAATCTCTAGTAGTGGTAAGTAAATTCTTCTTCTGTCCTCTTCATCGTGTATTGGTAACATTATCCCCTGGGCCTGTCCTATAACCTCCAACGTCATTGTTATTGGTTTCCATTGAGCGTGCACTGCAAACAGCTGCTCTATAAGCTCAAAGGTTGTCCACTGACCGCTCCTTACCTCTAACACCCACCAGTTGTTCTCTACATCTACTCCTACTACTACAATAGAGGACTCGTCTGCTGACTCCGACTGACTTACAGCTGGGTCACAAACCGAAAATATATTAAGGTTCTTTGGAAGTTTGTTATCCTCGCCCTCTCCGTAATACTTTATCTGACTCTTCTTAATAAGAGCAGAGGCCTCATCCACAGGATCATTTAAATAGAATGCTGAAAAGACATAGGACCCCTGTAATTTCCTAAGCTCATCTAGTTTCTCCTGACTTAGTAGTTCTGGAAAGTACAACTCACCGCTTGGTAAGTAAGCTCCCCTTATATAGACATCAACCTGAGAACTAAACTTATCTTGAATCCAAGAGTAAAGTTCGTAATAAGACCATCTGGTTCCTATAATTAACATCTCTCCGTCATAGTCTAGTAGTGAGAATGCCTTTTTCCACCAATCCATGACCTTATCTGCTTGGTATCTAGTACTGGAGTTCTCGCTATTAACAAGGTCGTCGCAGATTATCCTTGAATAGTGCTGGGAAACTAAGTTACCTCCTACTCCTACTGCTGTTACCGAAGCTTCTTTACTCCCCAATCCCTTACCCATTATATCTATCTCGCTCTCATTCCATCTAATTTTGTTGTTATAGAAAGCTCCGTAGAGCTCCTTTAGTTGTTCGTTTCTTCTTAGTTGATCCTTAATCTCTCCTAAGAACTTCTGAGCGTTTCCTAGAGTTGCGTTAGCAATAAGGATTCTCTCATTTCTATCTTTACAAAGTGCTTGGATTGTGGCGTCTACAGTGAAGAACGTGCTTTTAAAACATGCTCTTGGAACTAGGATTAGCTTGATTCTCTTCTTGGAATTCTTATACCACTCAGTCCACTCCCCGTGAACGTGGGGAACTAAGAACTTTCTCCTTCTTTCATCTGATTCTATAACATACTTATTAAAGAAAAAGAGGTCATTAAGACCTCTGTCCCTTTTCTTAATTAGCAGGTCACGATACAAGTCCTCTTTATCTGTTGTCATAATCTTCCAATAGCTTTTCTACCTCTGGCCTTTTAAGTCCTGGTGTAAATACTCCTCTGGCCGAGGCTAGCTGTACTAACTCCTTCCATTTCAAATCTGCATATACAACATCTGAAAATGCTACTTCTTTATCATAGTCTGGGGTTTGTTCTACCAAAGGTGCGTGTGATCTTTCTAAAGCATGTGTGGCTACAAAGTCATCTAGGTTCTTTGATTCTTTTGATCTGAATACGTATGTTCTTCCTCCACATATAAAGCTAACTTCTTTTTTTGTAGGATTGAATAATATCACGAATAACACCTCCTTTAATAGGCAGTACCTTAAATAAGTCTACTCCTGTTCTCTTGTTATAAACGATAATGGGTAAAGAATCTAGACAGGAATACATCTCTCTATTAAACTGTCTTACGTTTACTCTTAGCATTTTTTCTTTTTTTAGACTTTTTAGTCTTATAAGTAACTGTTAAAAGACCGTGTCTATCACATTTCTCTGTTGTACAGAATAAAAGAGAAGAGGCGAACTCTTCGTCTTTACCATCGTTAAAAATTGGTACTAGTGATAGTGGCTTTTTACAGCTTACGCATAGTAATTCCTGCATGATTTTATTCTACTACTTGTCGTGACTGTATTCAAGTTCTTTCTTTAGGTCTTTGATTCTTTTATCTACCTGAGTCTCTGTTAAATCAGCGTTTAGGTTAAGACTTTTCTTTACAACAGTAGGGTAAACGTCGGCTATCTTATTTAGCTCCTTGGCGTAGTTTAGTCTGGCGTTGAAGTCTATATCCCCTTCCTTTGTCGTGGCATCAAGTCCTTCTATCAGTACCCCCTCTGACCTAGAATCGGCTCCAATAACACCTTTATCTATTAAAGAGTGGACTAGAGCGTCTCTAAACTTAGGGGTTTTCATGTTGTAAGCAGCCACTGACTTAGCGGAATTTATATCTTTTACGTTATAAAACTTCCCTATAGAACCAACTAGGTCCATTTTGTTACCTGATTTTACTGCCGCTTCTATATCCTTTATTACAAGGTTTTGTTTATATGTTAATCCGAATGGATTAGCTTCTGTTCTCTTCGGTACTTTCTTTGGCATCGTCTTCCTCCATAATTAAACATCCAATACTTAAAATCATTACTGAGGAGGATACAGCATTCTCTAAGGCACTTCTAGCTACCTTAGCTGGGTCTATGATCCCTTCTTTTACCATATCTACAAACTCAGAAGTGATTACGTTAAATCCTATTCTTTTGTTTTCCTCCCACTCTCTATATAGTCTAGCTAATATTATACCCTCATCTTCTCCAGAGTTTCTTATAAGAAGTCTTATTGGCTTCTCTAATGCTTTATATAGTATGTTTGCCCCGATTAACTCGTCTCCCTCTACCTTCATTTCTTTAATTGCTTCTCTAGCTTTCAAGAATGTAGTTCCACCCCCTGCAATCACTCCCTCTTCCATGGCTGCTTTGGTTGCATGTACGGCATCCTCTACTCTTAGTTTAAGTTCTTTAAGCTCTGCTTCTGTGTTAGCCCCTACTTTAATAACTGCTACACCGCCTGAGAGCTTAGCAAGCCTTTCAGACAACTTTAATTTCTCATAGTCGGATACAACTTTTAATTGAGCGTTTATTTGTTTAACTCTTGAGGATACGTCTCCGTTCCCTCCTATTATAGTAGTGTCTGATTTAGTGGAGATTATCTTGTCTGCTTTTCCTAGGTCCTCTATCGTGACTGATTCTAACTTTCTACCTGATTCATCGCTTATGAACGTAGCCTCTGTTATGGTTGCTATATCAACAAGCATGTCTCTCCTAATATTACCAAATCCAGGAGCTCCTATGGCTAGAATGTTTAATACACCTCTTAGCTTGTTCATTACTAGACTGGTTAGAGCGTCTCCTTCAATCTCACTGGATATGATTACCAGGTTTTTAGAAACGTCTATCATCTTATCTAGCATTGGAACCAAGTCCTGAAGTGAGGTCATCTTTATATCTGTAACCAAAACTAAGGGACTCTCGATTACCGCTTCTCCCCTATCCTGATCTGTTACGAAGTAAGGACTAAGGTAGCCTTTGTTGAATCTCATTCCCTCCTTGTATTCTAATTCCAGGTCTGAGCCTCTAGACTCCTCTACTGTAATTACTCCGTGCTTTCCTACCTTCTCCATTGCCTCTGCTACCATCTTTCCCACAACAGGGCTCTGGGAGGATATGGTGGCTATCTGGGTCTTCTCTTCTAAAGTGTCTATCTTACTGCTTAGTTTCTTAATCTCCCCCACTACGACTCCCGAAGCACTCTCCAGGCCTTTACGTAGCATCATTCCATTAGTTCCATTGCTTATTGATTTAATCCCCTCTTCTATGATTGCCTGGGCTAAGATTACACTTGTAGTGGTTCCGTCTCCAGCAATGTCATTAGTCTTTGAGGAAGCCTCTCTAACGATTCTTGCTCCCATGTTTTCAAACTTATCTGTTAACTTCACCTCTTTAGCTACTGTAATTCCATCGTGAACTACTTGAGTAGAGAAATCCCCATCTATTGCTACGTTCCCTCCCTTAGGCCCTAACGTAGTAGAGACAGCCTCTGCTAACTTATCTACACCTACCTTTAACTTGTTTCTAGCTTCTTGTCCGTAAATTATCATATTTATTCCTTTGCTAGTATGTCTTCAAATTTAACGAGTAGGTTCTTTCCTATCTCTATTCCACTCCATCTCTTAAAGATTACAAACTCTCCTTTAAGCTTACCCTCTATGACCTTTCCCCTCTGGGGCTTCTTGTCCTCTTCTATCACTATCCTTGATGTAACCCTATCCTCAATAGGCTCTATTAGTACGTAATCATTTAATGGTGTCATCTGTCTCCTTTGGCTTACTAATTATAAATACTGGCTTACCATATCTAGTAACGATTACTGGTAGCTCCTTAGTTGCTTCTACATAATCTCTTAATAATTGTCTAATGTTAATTTTCTTCATATAGCTATCTTACAATACGTCTACCCATTGTCAAGCATTATGTAGGGTAAAAACTATAGAAAATTTTATGGGGAATTAACCTACTTTTATCTAGACTATAGGGGATTTCATATTTTATATAACCCCGTCTTTTTTTATACTTCTTTTAAAGAAACCCTTTAGCTATCCCGTTCTACTTTCTAGCTAATCTAGGCTATAAGTTATTAAACCCTTGTTTCTAGGAAATATTATACGTTTTGGTGGGTTGTTACATAAATATCTACAGAATAAAAGCACATCACAACCTAACCCCCCCTACCTATTTACACTATTATATGGCTATGTTTGCTTGCTTGCATGCTGTAGTTGTGGCTGTAGTGGTGCTATATGCTTGAATTAGTGCATATGGTAGCTTGTTAATACACCCATTCACTTACTAAACGCTCTACTTACTAGTCTATGCCTTGTACTATATAGGGTTAGTATCTATTCAATGGAGGGCGTCATACTATATGGTTAGTTAATCATTGAGCCTTTCACCTACCTACCTAATACATCTAGTAATAAGGTATTGAGGGCGTAGAGTCAATCACGTGGTGTACTACTAATACAGGTATGTTTATACTACTTTACCAAAACAAACGCTTTAGATTCGATTATAGAGC